ATTCATGAATCCAGCAGCGGTGTTCAGCCAAGTAATAGCAGCAGTGCCAGACGTGACCGGGATGGTGCAGTTTTGATACTGGAGTTCTGCATCCGTGCCGCCCTGCGCGGAGATGATCGGAGGAGTAATCACCAAGGTCGTTGCGGACGGAGTAGCAATCACCCGGAACGTCTTGAGAACGCCGGTGGATTGCTTCGTGATGGCATGAACTTCAAACACGTTGCCGACGGTGAACGAATCGCCAGCCGCCACGTTGGTATACGAAGACGTGGTAATGGTCTGGAAACGGTTGTCAACGTTTGACGTTTCACCGGTCGATGCAACGGAGGTTGCGCGAGGGGTGTAGAAGTTGCCGCCGCCAACAAGGGTGGACATAGTTACAGAGCCGCCGCCAGCAGCAGCGGCCTTGCGTACACCGTAGTCCATCTTGTACGTTTCAAACGAGGCCAGCTTGCCTACAAACGCCTCACGCAAAGCCTTGTCCGAAATGTCGTTGCCGAACGAACGGGTAGCCGTCGCAAGATTCGACGCCATGCCATTGTAGTCGCGGGTAGACAAGAAAAGCTTACGGTCTTCGAACTGAACGCCCTTCTCGTTCATCCGGGCTTCGCATTCCGCAATGTCATCAAACCCGCTGGCAGCGGCGGTACGCTTGACAAAAAGAGAGCCTTGCAGGGCGGCAACGTTCATCACGCTGACGTTGATGTCAGACGCCAGCTTCTGCTTGGCAGAATCTCCAAGACGCCCCTCTTGCAAAGCATCGCGCAATTCGGTCGCCGTCATTACCCACGGCACAGAACGCGAAAAACCAATCGTCGCAGGAACGGACAACTGAGTGTAGTCGTCAAAGTTAGACGACATATCAGTGCCAGCGTAAGACGTTGCAATGTAAGGCTGAGGGCGCCAAATAACGTTATTGGTGCGCTCCATCATAGACTGGTCAGTCCTGTATACAGCAACGTTCTTAGACAGGACCAACGCATCCTGAAAGCCTTCCAGGATATTTTCGAAACTGACGCGCTCTTCTTTGCTGAATGAGTTAGCCATAATGGGCTCCAATGGTGAGTGAACATTAACATCCTGTTAACTCAACCGCTCGGAGCCCGGTTGGCCGCTCATTGCACTGCCATTTATTGGCTGGCGAGACCAATTTGACTATACCACAAAATACATTATGTCAACCAGCTTTTTGCCTCAATTGGTTCTTGTACCTTATTACTTTTGTCATGTCCCCGGTTTTTGCGGCCTCTTCTCGAAGGCGTTCGAGCGTTGCGTCGCTTCCTCCGGCAACTGACAAAACCCCAACAGGGGCGCGAGTTTCTGGCGCGGGAGGCTTTCGAGTGGTTACTTTCAAGTCTTTTGTCTCCATTTTAACGATGGCAGCGCAGAACTTTACGGGGTCAGTAATTGCAGCAAGTTCTTTTGCTTTCTTGGGGTTCTTGCCAATAGCATAAACAACCATTGCAGGGTTATCTGCTGCTGAAATAATAACCCCTTGCTGGATTACCGAAAAATTTTCTTGAACAATTGCTTCAGCCTCTTCGTAATCGTTAACCTTGAGCGATTCTTTCTTTTTTGCGTAAAAATCAAGTTTTTCATGCCAGCTTCGTTGCGTTTCTTCCGCTTGCCGTTCAGCTTCGCGTTTAATGTTTTCGTATTGTTCTTTTTGTTTGTACCACCCTTCTAAGGCCGCTTCGTAGCGTTCCGTATCGTAATCAAACTCGTCAAGCTTGGGTTTTTGTCCAGGTGCTTGAATTGCTGGAGTGGACTTTTGTTCTCGCAATTCATACTCGCGCACTTTCCTTTGCAACTCTCGATGCTGCTTGCGCAAATCCCGAACCCATTCCGGGGCTCGTTCTTCTTGAACAGGCTCATCGCCAATCGTGACCTCAATTTCTTGAGGAGTCTCAGCAGGCTCTTTGGACTCCACAACTTCAGTAGCACCGGCTACAGACTCTACAACTTCTTGCGGCTCTTGTTCAGAGACTTCAACCTGTTCTTGTGCTGCTTCGAGTTCTTCCACCTTTCCTCCTAAAATTGAGTGGTTTCTACAATACCGCTGGCTTTGGTGCTAACGGGGCGCCCAAAAGAGTCTTTCAGAACTTTTCTTGATTTTCCCTGAACGCCAACATTTGGCGCTTGAACACTGTTTGTAAACAATGAACTTCCAGTAATCCTTGGATTGAATTGCGTCCAACCTATCAAGTCTTTTTCGGTCGGCAATGCGCTTTGTTGGCGCCCAGCAAGTTCAATGTTGGGGTTTCTGCCAAGCATTTGGGTTTTTACTGCTTGCAGCGGATCGGGTCCAACGGCATTTACAAGAGAATTGTCAAACGAGTTCCAGTAATTCTGCATGGAATCAGGCAAAGTTGCTTCCATTGCGAACGCTTTCGGAAGCGGATAAGACTCTGGAGTCTCTGAAATCTCTATTTCTTGTAATTCAGGAAACGGCCCTGGTTGAATGTTGGGCTCGTCTGGAACAATCGTTACCCTTCGTTTGGCAGAAGGGGCCATAATGTTCAAATTTTCTAAAATTCTGTTTGCAATCATATTTATTAAAAGCTTGCGAAATTCATCTAGCCCGCTGCTGTCCATTGGGTTTGCAGTGCTGTCCATTGGGTTTGCAGCAGAAGCAGCTAATCCTTGTCTCAAGTCCATGATGGTCCCTCAGTGTAGTCTAAAAATAGAAAGAATTATCTGTTTTTCTAGCTCTTCTACAGCAGACATTGCATAGAATACATCTTCGTCATCTTTCAGAATTCGCTTAAGATCGTCAGCGGCCCGCTGGATATCTGCGCGTTTGTCTTCATCAAGCCTCTTTTTAAGCTTAACGGACTCAAGTCTCGACAACTCCTTTTTAAGCGCCTCAATCTGCTCTATCTCGCCGGAATAGTCTTCCAGCTTCTTTGCAATTTTTGTTGCTGGCTGCTGGCCAGCGCTTGCCATTGTATTGGCAATGCTTTTTACTGAAACCTCTTTGAGGCTTTGTTCCAGTATTTCGCGTTCTCTTGCCCATCCTCTCTTGGCAGATAGACCGCCGCCGCCAATCGCTGCGGGCTCTCCAGAAAACATCAGACTTGCATTGTTGCCTATGTACGAGAAAACCCCTCCATCGGCCAACAAGACAAACGCATTCAGAGGCGTGTAGACTAGTTCTGCATTGTTTCCGCTGTAGGAATACGCCCCGCCATCTGCTTGCAGGGTGAATGCGCCAGACGGCGTGTATGTTAATGCGGCATTGTTGCCGACATATGTGAATGTCCCTCCATCCGCGCCGACTAGGCGGCTGAACAGCACATTTGCTTCGTTGCCGCTGTAGGAGTATGTCGCTCCTTCGGCTACAAGCGTATATGCGCCAGCGGGCGTATAGACCAGAGCTGCATCGTTGCCAGAATAGGCAAATGCCCCTCCGTCAGCGCCCAGAATTCGCGCATACAACAGGTTGGCGTCGTTTCCGCTGTAGGAATACGAACCGCCGTCAGCAAGCAAAACATAACTGCCGCTGCTGTTATTTTGAAGCAGCGTAAGAAACATGGTTTAGCTCGGCTGGATGTTGCGGAGCTTATCCAAAGTGGTTTGAACTTCGGTAATTTCTGTGTCGGCTCGCGTCACTGAATCTACATCTCCAGCCAATTCAGCCGCGCTTCTTGCAGCATAAAGCGCCGCCAGCCTGCGTTCTGCCATGATAATGAGTTTTTCTACTTTCATTGATAACTCCTTATGCAAAGAAGGCCATGCCAGTTACGTCGCCCGCCGTGACCGCAGTGTTATTGGTCAGGCCCTGACCACCTGTCACCATGATGGTGATGCCCGTTGAAAAAGCCGCGCCGCCCTCAAGCGACCACTCCAGCGTCTGTCCAGCGCCCAATCCAATCTCTGCTGTTGCGGAGGTGGTCCCAGGAGTCACCGACGCGCCCGCTAGGTTGAAAATCTTAATCCAGCGCGCGGACGTAGCCGTGTTCGTCACCGCTAGGCTTAGAAGCCTTCCGGCGCCGGTCTTTAGCTGCTGCGCGGCTGGCGTGGCGGGACAGTTGACGTTTGCCAGTGTCGATGCGCCTGTAGCATTGGCGCGGTACTGAACGCCGAAATCGCCGGCGAGGTTTGTACCTGCCGCAAGGGTCGGCGTATTGGTTGCCAGCGAGACAGGCTGTGTTGCTTGGAAGAACGTCCCGCTCACCGGCAAAGGCGCCGCGGAACCAATCGGGCGAATCCCGGCAATGTAGGTCGGCACGTTCGCACAGTCTTCAACCGCGAGAAATCCAATCGTCCATGTGGTCGTGCTCGCCGGAGCGGTCGTGCCGTTCCACGCCCACAAGTAGACGTAAAGCTCAACGTCATCGTCGGGCAGGTTCTCGATCCGGCTGGCGCGGGTCGTGACGGTCGGAGTTGTGCCGGACGCAACAAGCGTGTCTGACCAGTTGATATTGCGACCGTCGGCATAGGTGTTCATCACATGACCGGGGGAGGCCGTCGTGTTGATGGTCGCCGACGTCACGCCGCTGTTCCAGCCACGACGCTGCGCGTCAATGTTGGTTGCCGTCGCCGTGGTGCCGGTGTACTGCGTCCAAACGTAGTTCAATCCGAACAGGTCGACTGTGCAAGAACCAGAAGCAGGCCAGCTTGCTACGGTAAAGTTGATCGTGTTGGCGTCAGGAATTGAAGCGATAGCATAGCGGCCAGGAACGCCGTTAGCGCCGTTAATGGCGCCAACCATCATGAACTGGCCGACATTGGCGCCAGTGAAACCGTGGGCAGTCTTAGTGACGCTAATTGAAGTAGCGCTGTTGATGGTGCAGGACAGGCCCTCGCCGACCATATCCGCCATCATCACGGCGAAGTTGTTGTTGGCGATCCGCTGAGAGAGGATGGTCTTGTGACGTGCGGTGAATGCCCCTCGGAAAGAGGTCAGGCTGCGCGCAAGAAACTCGCTGTTCGTTGTGGTGCCGGTCGTGACAAGCAGGTTGCTTGAGCCCTGGGTGACGCCCATGCCGGTTCCAAGTCGGCGCTGGGTAAGCTCGGGAGCCAGCAAGCTCGATCCGACGTCCGAAAAGCCCGCCGTCCAGATGTTGGCCGGGGCCTGACGGACAACCGCGCCCCGATCCTCAAACATCGGGTTTTTCGTGATCACGTCCGGCTGAAGCGCCGCCGTCGCCGCGCCCGTCGGCAGGGGAAGTGTCGCTGCACTGACGGGCATGGGATTAGACGACGAAACGTCCGTCGCCGACCCGTCCGCGCCGACGCCGATTTTGACGCGTTGGTGCAGGACGCCGCCGATGTCGTCAGCGGCGACCGTTGCGCCCGTGCCGGGTGTGTAGCCTACGTTATCAGCCATAACGGTCCAGCCTCCTTACGACAGCGTTATTGCAGCGCCCGTAAAGTCCACGGTAAACGTCTCGCCGTTCGCCATCGTGATAGACGAGCCGTAGTCCCACCAGCCGACCAGCGGGTCGCCCGCCAGCGTGTCGTCAAACAGCACGACGTAACGGAACGGCCCGACGCTACCTGAAGCCGTCATCACGAGGTCTTGCAGAACCAGCGTGTAGGTGCCGCTTGTCTGCGATGAACTTGTGGTGGTTACGTTCCGGGACGACAAGTTCGTGTAAGAAATCTGCGTTATGTCAGCAATTACGCTGTTAGTCGCAACCGGCGCGGTATTGGTCAGCGCAATGGCAAACTGGTCGGAGCCAAGATTGGTCCCTTCAACCATTGTTTCAGCCCATGCGTTGAACTTGTTAAATGTTGCCATGATTACTCCATTTCAATCTTAACGATTTGACCTTTTTCACGAACAACCCGCTTGGGTCTTGCCAACGCTTCTAAGGCTTTGTCAAGATTTTCTTTGTTTAATTCTATCAGAGAGGACATAGTATTCCCGCTTTCATTTACGGCTGAAGCTATGGAAACCATGTTTTGCTCTAGCGCTTGCACGGCAGATTGCATGCTTTGCAATGCTTGCGACAACATAATTAATGATTCTTGATTTTCTCTCTCATTGTTTTGTTGCTCGTTTTGTTGCTGGCTTTGTTGCTCAAGTTGTTTGCGCTTGATGGCGTTTTCGATGGAAATGGCTTCAAGCTGAAGCCTTTCTTTCTCAATTTGAAATGGGTTTTGGACAGGCGGTTGTTCAACAAACGGCATTTGTTGAACGACTTCTTTCTCCGGCCTAGGCTGCGTAATTTCGTTGCTAACCATTGCCAAGGTCTCGACGGTCTTGGTCTTGGAAAGCTCAGCCTCTGCTCTTGCTTTTTCAGCATCTGCCAATGCTTTTGCGGCCTTTGCCTTTTCGTTTTCAGCAGCGGCTTCAAGGTAAATCTGATTTGGGTCGGGCGGCAACTCTTGTTGCGACATCATTTCCTTTTCTTCGTCCGTAGGCTTGAGGACTCCCATGGCCACTAACTGCGTCCTGTAATAATCCCGAAACTCAGAAAGTCCTTCGCCCTCCATGTTCATCATCGCAGCAGCTTGCAGAATCTTTGCGGTCTCAGGGTCTTGAGACAACGCCATCATCTGAGTAAGCGCGCGCACTGTAGCAGCGCGTTTACTACTACTAGAAGGGCCCACTTCAACAGCAACGTCATACTCAGCTTCAGATAGATCATTCTTATAGTCCAGCTCACCGTCTTCTCCTACGATGGGAACCATTAGTTCTATGCTGTTAACTTCTCCTTGTGTTCCTAGGCCCTTCATTTTCCGGCCTTCTTCTACATATACTACTTTTGCCATCGACAACCAAATTTCACCGCAACGCTTAATTCCTTTAGCAAAGTTAGACATATAAATAAAAGTCTGCATGTCCAGACGGTTTTGCACCATCTCAACCGCTTTGCCGCTTACATTAGCAACAACTTTGTCTCCTTGTTCCTGGTTGCCCAAAACGTCCTTAATATCCGCTTCAGTAATCTGCAACAGCGCAGCCAGAGCAGGCGGAATATCAGGAGGTTCTACATACCCTACCGGGCCAGCAGGTTGAGTGCTCCCGTCAGGCCCTGTAACTGGGTTGATAACCTGGAAAGGGAAGTTTTCAATGTTGTCTTGTCGCCATCTTTCTTGATGGCCGTCAATCTGCTCCGCCAAGAAAATAGGCTTCTTGATGGGTGAAAGCGCGCTGATCTCGGCAAGCTTTGAACGCTGCATGTTTGCCAGTCGCTGCGCGTCTTTAGCAAGCCTAACATGACCAGAAAACCGCTCAATGTTGTCAATAAACCATCGCTTTCCATACACCGGCACGATAGGAATATGCTTGCCAGCAATGTATCCGCAGTCTTCTAGAACACGAGACCCAGACATAATGTATTTGTGAACCTTGCGGCGCTTAACAGATTTTGTCTTGACTAGAACACTGCCAATCGCAGCCAGTTCTTCTTTAGCTTCGTCTGTAAGCTCGTCTTCGCTATATTTGTCTTCTTCTCCATGAAGAGACTTGTAGATGTAAACTTTTTCTTTTACTTCTTCTACGCGATAGTACTCGGCTATATAAACAACATCCGGGGTGCACCAGTCAAACTGCAATTGATAAATGCTTTTATCCCACGACGAGGGATCGTCGCCATATTGCTCTTTGTAGGCTTCAGTGGTCATGCTGGTTAGTACCCAGCACCGGGTAGCGTCGCTTTTGTCTTGCCTCTTTGCTTGCAAGTCAAAAAAGACACTAGAGTCAGCGTCAAAGATGGGCTCTATACGGATACGCTGCTTATCGTCTTCATCGTCTTCTTCGTCCTCATAGCAGGCACGAAGACGCCATGCCCCCATGCCACCACCTACCATCTCTGTAAAGGCGTTGTCGTATGCTTCTTCCGCGCAAGAGTCCTGCTCATCAGCACGGTAGAGCCCGTCACAAGTGTCTGCTAGTTCGTCGTATTCGTCGCCCTCTTTCGAGACAAAATCAACCGTAATGCGGTTAGACCTGTACTCACTTTCAATGCGTTGAATCGCTAGGGCGATCTTGTTTACTTCAAGCCGTGGCTTATTCTCGAATTGTTGGCCTAGTGGGCCCTCCCACTGCGCGCCAGCAATAGAATAGAAACGCCTGTCTTCGAGACACTGTAGACGCTCAGCCCTTACCGCATCTTGCACCGTGTCAAACTCTTGCACCGCTTCGCTGTGAATCTTTATTAAATACATATCATCTCCGCGCCGCCATCGCCGACCAATAATTGGCAGAAGGCATGACCACTACATTTCCCGTGCGTCGAGGGGTTACCCGCCTTAGACCCTCGCACGAGTACCGTAGGGCGTCTATGGTGTGATTATCTTTATCCTCAAGGATGGGTAGTACCGCCCCAGTGCCCGCATCCGTCTTATAGCGGTACAAGGACAATTCGTCGATTACATGTTTACACCGTGGATGCACCACGATATCGCACGACTTCAGCCATTCGATCCCCTCCTCCACCGACTTAGGCCCTTTAACGGCAGGCATTATCTTCGGGTATCCGTGGCTCCGCATATGGCTAATCGTCTCGGGTCTAGCAGAGTCGGCAATGATCGGCCATCTTGTAGACTCCGGCACCGTACCGAATAGGTCAGGGGTGTCTACGATCTCGCACCCCACCATGTAAGCCTCATAGTCTACATACAACGCACGGCCTACTTGATACGACCGCACGAGCACCGTAGGGTCGGTAGCGAAGCCCCAATCAGCACCGAACCTGAAAAGGGCGTCCGAAGGGGCGTCAAACTCCTCTACACGCCAATTGCGGAATACCCTGGCCTCAGTGTGCTGTAAGTACCCTCCGCACCATACGTGGCCATACCGGTCAGGGTCTCGCCCACGGTCGTACTCCATCTCCTGCCTGAGCACGTCCGGGAACCAGGGGTTATCCTGATAGTTCACCTCCACCACGATAGAGCCAGGAGGGGGAGACTTGCGTAGGAAGGCGTCGACAGGATCGTCCTCGCTGGCAGGGTTCCAGCTAAACCACAATTCGGAACCATCTTCCCGGATCGTTGGGCGCAGCAGGTCTAGGCTACGCTGGCTAAGGGACTGGGCTTCTTCAACCCATGCCCGGCTATAGCCTTCTAGAGACTTTATAGAGTCGCTGGTGTGGTTCTGCATGCCCTGGAACAAGATAATGCCGCCATCGCCACCCGCGGGCCCGTGGCTCTTGATAAGGGCATCCTGTGCGGTGAAGTAGGCTCCAGCGTTAAGCTTTGCTATCTGGTCTTCAAGGAGCCTCTTTACTGACTGTGACAGACTCTTTTGCACCTCACGGACACATACCGACCTAGTGCCATGGTCCAGCAAGTGCGCCTCCAGCATGAGACTGGCGAAGAAGTGTGACTTGCCACTACCACGCCCTCCATGCGCGCCCTTGTACCGCGCAGGCCGCAGCAGCGGGGCAAGCTTGGCGGGCGTCTCAATCCGCAGAACTGTCATTAACAATCCGTCGTTCGATCACAGCCAGCACGGCTCCACCTTCCGGGCCGCTGATCGACTGGTGAGCTTTGCCGTCAAGTCTGTCGGCCAGTTCACGGATCGCCCAGCCTTCCCCCTCTGCGGCCTTCTCTAGCAGCCGGTCAGCCGCTGCGCGAAGCTTCTTCGAATCGCCCTGCGCAATCGCACGGTTAAGAGCGTCTAAAAACGGCTTATTTACTGGCCTTCCTGTTGGGTTTCCACTTTGTCCGGTTTTCCAGGTCATAGTATCAAGTCCAACTCATTGATCTTCTTTACTGCTGTCGGGATTTCGGCGTCGGTTTTCTGACACTTGACGCCTTTTCGTCACTCTATCATTCCTCTACCTGT